TTATAGCAATAGGCTTAATTGATCTCGCCCATAATGTGATGCAGGAAAAACACCCGCCGGTATAAATCCGGGGTCTAGCTTTTCCCTTCTCTCACGCCGGGTGACTATCTTTTCAACGCTGTTAAGCGTGGTGAATGACAGACCGCATTCCATATTCTGACATTGGTGATACTGTCTGATGGTGACTTCACTGAGTGGTTTACTGGTACGAGTGCGAGCCGTAGCGCCGCAATGTGGACATTTGAACATAATGATGACTCCCCACGGGAGTTGAACTCGCCATCATTCTATTCAGTTTCTGCGATCCAGTCAGGAATTTTTGCTTCAAAATTAAGCTGTGTAGTGAATCCATTGCCATCAACATCATGTTCTACCTTGCTGATTATCCAGTCTTGCGCATCAATATCAGGTTTAAAGCCCGTCACCGTTGCATGCATTTCTGGGTACAACTCAGCGCGGCCCCGCGCCAGGGTGATCGAAAACTCAGCCGCACCGCGTTGCAACTGCTGCCACTTTGCAGCCGCCGCACGCCTGGCAGCATCTTCACTCTGAAATGTCTTACGCATGATGAAAACATTGCCATCAGCACCTTCAATATAATCACCCTCTCGGCTACTGCTCTTGTCGGCTTTTTTCGTTGATGCCCTGCGCTTTACGCTAACCTTTTTCTTTTTGCCAAAATTAAGATCCAACCAATACGCCCGCACGCCAGTATAAGAATCACGATCGGCAATTCTGAAACGGTGCCGATCACCGCTACTACGAGTGATCTCAATCGACGGGATTGGCTTACCTGATGCTGTGAAACCACCACCTGGCACGATAAACAACAAAGAACCATTTTTAACCGTGGCGATTGCCCCCAACATTTCAGCCATTCTGGTCAAAAATGACATATCACTTTCCTGTGTTTGGTCGGCGTGGTCTATGTCGATATTCATCAATATATCGCTGATTTGCGCTTTTAATCCGTATCGGTTAGCAATAGCAGACACAACACGTTCAACGGTCACATCATGCCAGGACACTTCCCGCTTAACGTTAAACTCTTCACGGAAATCTGCGCTACGGGCTGTAACGGTTATACGGTCAGGCGGCCCGCCATGCGCCACTTCATCAACGGTGTACACACCTTTAAAAATTAACGCTTCCCCTAACCAACCCAACCACAAAGACAACTCCACCCCTCGCCCAGGCAATGCAACATCACCGGCGCTATCGTCCAGTTCTAGAGTGAGCTGATCCGCTTCAAAACCTCGGTTATCCGTAAGGCTTAACGAAAGAACCCGATCAGCCAGTTCTTTTAATACCTTGTCGCCCATCTTGATACTGAATGACGGACTTTTACACGCATCGGTAAGCGTGTTGTTTACACCCGTAATCGCATCAGAAACACTGTTGCCTATTGCTGAAATACTCATACCCCCTCCTGTATGCCTGGATGATTCCACGCGGGCGCGCGATGAAAAATTACTTTTAGTTGTCAGAGGGATAGCACAACCGGAAACACGTGAACGCAGGCAATCAATCAGCAATTATGTTGCCGAACTCAACAAAACATAATGGTGACAAACATGTCTGAGACACGTTTTCACGGTGCTCGCACCAAAGAAGAAACCGATCTCGTTACGGCAATTAATGACATTGATTCCAGCGTCATTGGTGTGATTGCTGTGGCTGATGACGCAGACGAAGAAGCATTCCCACTTAATACTCCAACGTTAGTGACACGCGCTAAATCTATGCTGGGCAAGGCGGGTAAAACGGGATCTCTGTACAAAACGCTGAAAGCCATTTCAGACCAGTGCAGTCCGAAAATCATCGTGGTACGCGTAGCAGAAGCAAAAGCGCCTGAAGAAGGTGTTGAAGCAAAAACGCAATCTCAATTGATCATCGGTGGCTCTGACGCCGATGGTAATTATACGGGGATGTATGCCCTGCTAACGGCAGAACAAAAAACAGGATATCGCCCACGCATTCTGGCGGTGCCGGAGTTCGACACTGAAGAAGTAACATCCCAGCTTTGCGTTATTGCAAAACAACTCCGCGCGTTTGTTTATGCAAGTTGCAACGGTTGCGAAACCATTGCTGAAGCTCGCACTTACCGTGAAACCTTTGCATCACGTGAACTGATGGTGATTTGGCCCAATTACATTACCTATAACCAGGTATCAGGGAAAAATGAAGTTTTCCCAGCCCCCGCTTACGCGGTAGGTCTTCGCGCATTCATTGACAATCAATATGGCTGGCATCGCTCGTTATCTAACATCGCAGTAAGTAATGTTCTGGGGATGTCAAAAGACGTTTTCTGGGCGCTGCAAGCAGAAGACAGCGACGCACAGACATTAAACAATGATGAAATCACCACCATCATCAAACGTAATGGCTTCCGCTTCTGGGGCAACCGCACCACAGACACCAATGAATTTATTTTTGAGGTGTACACCCGCACGGCTCAGATCCTGGCTGACACTATCGCAGAGGCACAGTTTGAAACGATAGATGGCCCACTGACGCCAACCAATGTGAAAGACGTGGTAAGCGCGATTAAAAAGAAACTCAGCGCTCTAGTCACTGCGGGCAAACTTATTGGCGCTGATTGCTGGTTTGACATTGTAGACAACGCAACAACGGACTTACGGCAGGGGCAAGTTGTCATTCGTTACAAATACACGCCAATTCCACCAATGGAAAGTCTGACATTGATCCAGACGTTCACCGATGAATACTTTGAACCTGCGTTTTCAGCGCTTGGGGGTGAGTAATGGCAATTCCAGCAAAACTGCGCCTTTTTACCTGCTTTGTTAACAGCACAAACAACATCGGCAAGGTGACATCTATCACCCTACCGAAGCTAACCCGCAAAACTGAAGATTATCAGGGCGGCGGCATGATTGGTTCTGTTGCTGTTGATCTTGGCCTTGATGGTGGCGCGCTTGATTCAACAATGATTATTGGCGGTTTAGTCAAAGAATTGTTGCTTGAGTACGGCGGCGATCTTGATGGCACGCTTTTACGCTTCGTTGGTGAGTATTACACCTCTGGTGAAAGCCAACTTGTTGAAGTGGAAATGCGGGGCAAGTTCACTGAATTTGATGGTGGCGAAAGCAAACAGGGTGAAGACACATCTGTCACCTATGCCATTAAAAACACCTATTACAAGCTATCAATTGATGACAAGCCTGTTTGGGAAATTGATCTTCTGAACTTCGTTTACAAACGTGACGGAAAAAATATTTATCCAGACCGCGTGACCTCTGCGCTGGGTATGGGTAGCTGATAACAACAATAGGCGCGGCATTATTTTAATGCCGCTCGGAGAAATGAACGATGATCGAAAAAAATACTGTAACGCTGTCTAAGCCAATCATGCGCGATGGCAATGAAATTACCACTATCACCATCACCGATGAGGTGAAACAGGCAGGCTCTCTACGTGGCCTGCGCCTGGTGAACGTCATGAACATGGATGTGGATAGCATCACGACATTACTCACCCGCTGCACGTCTCCGCGCCTCAAACAGACTGAGATCGCGGCAATGGCAACCACTGATTTTGTTGTGTGCTGTGAGGTACTCACACCTTTTTTAGCACCGCCGGAGCCTGGCACGAAGAACGAGACGGAGACGGAGAACGAGTAAACGCCCCACACTTCGACCTGATCGATGATCTGGTCGCTGATATTGCAGTTATTTTCAACTGGCCGCCCTCAGAGGTTTTCACTATGTCCCTGAGTGAGGTGATAGCCTGGCGCGAGCGGGCGGCTATCCGAAGCGGAAACAGTGAAGATGAAAGATCTTAATATTCGTGTCGCCTTCAGCGGGATTGATAAACTCACCCGCCCAGTAAATACCGCCCGCAATTCTGTGGGCGGTTTATCTGAATCTCTCAAAAAAACCCAGTCTTCAATTAAGGATCTGGATACCCAATCCCAGGCATTTACCCGCCTAAACGAACGCGTTAAAAAAACTTCTCAGCAACTCGCCACCACACAGCGTGCATTTGATGGGCTCAATAAAGCCCAAAAGGACGGGGCAACGCTGACGGATGCACAGCGTGAACGCATGACCGCACTGGCGGCAAAAATAGATCGCCTCAGCGCCAGCCGGTCAAAAGAGACGGCAAAACTTCAGCAGGCAGCACAGGCATTACGCGCACATGGCGTTTCACTCGCGGGTGGGGATCGCACTATCCAGAGCGCAATTAGGCGCACTGAGCAGTATAACCAGACGTTAGAAAGAGAAAGGCGACAACTTGCCGCTGTAACGAATGCGCGCGCTCGCTATGACCGTCTCAGCGCTACTGCTGGCAATCTTCGCACAGGCGGGGCCGTTGCTGTTGGGGCAAGCGTAGGGGCTGGCTATGCCGCCGGGCGCTTTCTTGCGCCAGCCGTTGGCTTTGATGCAGAGATGTCACGCGTAGGCGCGCTGACACGTCTTGATAAAGGTGATGAACAATACGCTGCATTACGTGCACAGGCCAAAAAACTTGGTGCTGAAACAGCTTTCACTACGCGCGATGCCGCCAGCGGGCAAGCGTTTCTCGCAATGGCTGGTTTTACCCCCCAGGCTATTCAGGCGGCTTTACCCGGTGTTCTGAATATGGCCCTTGCCGGTGGCATGGAACTTGGTGAGACTGCCGATATTGGCTCAAATGTGCTCACGCAGTTCAAACTATCCTCAGACCAAATGGACAGAGTTGGCGATACGCTGACCGCCGCATTTACACGTTCGAATACCGACTTGCGCGCCCTGGGCGATACCATGAAATACGCGGGCCCAGTCGCTGCTGGTTTGGGCATTAGTCTTGAGCAGGCCGCAGCAATGGCGGGGATGCTCGCTAATAATGGTTTGCGTGGAAGTGACGCCGGGACAGCGATGCGAGCAAGTCTTTCCCGCCTAGCATCACCGCCAAAAGCCGCAGCTAAAGCCCTGGCTGAACTTGGTGTTTCTGTTGCTGACGCGAATGGGAAAATGCGTCCGATGGAATCCGTATTGCTGGATCTCTTTAAGGCTACAAATAAATTTGGTGATGTCGATAAGGTATCATTTTTCAAAGATATTGCGGGTGAAGAAGCCTTTGTTGGTCTACAGACACTGGTACAGGCGGCGGGCTCTGGCGAACTGCAAAAGCTAACAAAAGAGCTTCAGGGCGCAGCCGGTGAATCATCCGCGGTCGCAAAAAAAATGGCTGACAACCTCGATGGCGATTTAAAAGAACTCGACAGCGCCTGGGAAGCTTTCCGTATCCAGATCGAAGAACTCGCAGATGGTGCCTTGCGTAAATTAACCCAGGGGTTAAGCGGTACGATCGGAGTAATGACAGAGTGGGCGCACAACAACCCACAACTATCAAAAGCACTGTTAGTGACTCTTGGAAGCACCCTGGCACTGACCGCCGGAATTGGTGCAACCTCTCTCGCCATTGGCCTGTTATTAGGCCCGTTAGCAAAATTACAACTCGGCTTTACCCTGCTAACTAGCGCAAACGGGCTGGGTGGTGCAATCCCCTTGTTCACCCGCCTAGGTAGTGTGCTTACCGGGCCACTCGGCAGCATTCGTGGCTGGAGTCAGGCTTTTGGCATGATGACAGGAAGCGCCGGAAAACTCACAGGAGTATTAGCGCCATTACGGGGAATGTTAGCAGCAGCGTTTATTTCACCTGGTGCAGCGATTAGTGGGCTTGTTAAGGGTATAGGGGGCCTACTTCTCAGATTAACCGGCATACCCGCCATTATGGGGATCGCATCTTCAGCGCTGAGTGTATTGGGTGGCGCACTTTCATTGCTGCTTAGTCCAATCGGCTTGATTGGCGCGGCATTTATCGCTACTGGATTACTGATCTGGCGATTCTGGGAACCCATCAAGGCGTTTTTTGCGGGCTTCTTTAGCGGAGTCATGCAAGCACTGACACCGTTCCGTGATGCTTTCGCTGGTCTTGCTCCCGTCTTTGGGGTGATCGCTAATGCCGTCTCGCAATTGTGGCAGTGGTTTACCTATCTATTTACCCCCATGAATGCCAGCAAAGAAACACTGGATAAATGCGCCAGCGCAGGGGAAACATTCGGCAGAGTATTTGGCCTAGCTATTCAGGGTCTTATGTTACCTCTGACCGGGCTGGCAAAAATGATTGGCTGGATACTAAAGAAACTCGACATCATCCCAGACGGCATTGATGCAGCGCACGCCAAAGCACAGGCGTTGGCAAAAGAGCCCGTTTCGTGGGAATGGGATGATAAACAGAAAAAAATGGTGCAAAAGGAATGGCACTGGTCACCCAAAAATGAAAACAAACCAGCCGCCCCCGCTGCTGCACCGCCATCCCCTGTCATTGCAGGGGAAACAGGAACCCAACGCCGCCTGCAAAAAATAGCTGAAAACACAGGCGGGATGCTCGATGAAACTAAAAAACAACGGATTGGCCCTGGCGATATTGTATTTAAAGACTTACCCCAGGCTATCGCCGTGCATGGTGCATGGCAGGAAGAACGTTCAAGACCGAGTGAAAATCTTACACAACTTGGTGCATGGCAGAAAGAACGCCCAACACCGAATGAGAACCTTACGCAACTTGATGCATGGCAGAAAGAACGCCCCGCATCAGAGGCGAAATTAGCACAACTTGGCGCACGGCCAATCATTGCCGCGGCTTCTACCCCCATAAAGCCACCGGTAACAGCACCGGCAGTGGGGCAACTAGACAGATCTGAACGCAGACCCCAGGCGCAAGCCACCACGGAATTTAGTGAGATGCATGTCCATATACATCTTCACGGTAATTTCACAGATAACGCGCGCGATATTGCCCGCGCCGCCGCTGATGCAGTACAAACAGAATTTGATAAGCGTTTCCGTTCACGTAGCAGCTTCAGTGACAACGATTAAAGAGGATTGAAAAAATGATGATGGTTTACGGAATGTTTGTCTTTGAACTGAAGACTGTTCCACACCAGCAAATGCAGCAGTCAAAAACCTGGCGACATGTGAAAAATGAACGCATAAACCGTTCTGCAAAATGGCAGTATATTGGCGCCGGTGATGATCAGATCACGCTTTCCGGCGTGCTATACCCTCAGATTACAGGGGGGAAAGCTAGCCTTGCTGTACTTGATACGCAGGCATACACCGGACGGCCCTGGCCTCTCATTAGCGGCACAGGGCAAATTTTCGGGATGTACGCACTTAGTCAACTACAGACCACGCATACTGAATTCGACCAGTATGGAGAAGCTAAGAAAATAGAATTTTCAATTACCTTTCAGCGAGAAGATGAAGATCTCAGGGAAAATCTTCAGTCATCATCCGTAGGGGATTTACTCAATAACCTACAGAGCACCGCTAGTTCAGCCTATAGCAACGTCAGCTCCGCCGCCTCAAGCCTGTTTTAATCCAGCACAACGCCGCGCTACAGGCGCGGCTTTTCTCAACGCATTGCTTTGCGCCAAAATTCCGAAACTCAACCAGTTTACCTACAGGAAACTTTTTATATAACGTTCGATTCTTGGGGTCTATAACCACGCGCAATATTTGGATAAAAGGCGTTAGATGATGCAATTGTGGGCTGACTGGATAGACGGTAACGTCACATGACTTTTGCATTACGAATTAGTAGAATCACATTTAACTAACTGTTTCACATATACATTAACGCATTCACCTTGCTAAGGTTGATGTCACATGATGAAACAGGATGCATGAAGACTTATCGTGTGTGTCACAAAAATGGCACATGACGAAAGCTATTCTTGCCTCTTGTCTGTGCTGTCACTCGACCAGAAGGCTATGTACTGCTAAAATCCTTTTACTTTCAAGAGTATTGATAACTTGAGTAATATTAAATGCTTTCAAAATCACATACAGAACAACTAAAAGGCATATCAATAATTCTGGTAATGGCCGGACACTTAATTACCCTAAACAAATTATCGCTACCGCAAGAGTGGAGATTTTTAGCTACGTTCAGCGTTGATGTATTTTTGGTATTGTCAGGATACGGACTAACTAAATCTTTTATCTCAAAAGGACTTAATGGTTTTTTCTCGAAGAGACTTTTGAATGTGGTTTTGCCTTTTATTATTGCAAATATTTTTATATACGCCTTTTACGGGCATCAATTATACGATTTTACTAGTTTTTTCAGAACCATTACTTTCAACATGTTTGATCTTAAACTAGATGGAACTATGTGGTTCATTTACTTTATATTGATGTGGTATGTTCTTTTTTGGCTAGTATTTTCATTACCCTTCACCATTAAAGTTAAATCATTGTTGTCCTTAATCATTTCAATTGCAATCCACTTTTACGCAAGTAAAATTCCATACCCTACACTTGCAGGGCAGTTTTCGCTACATGCATTCAGTTTTCCTTTAGGGATCATTGTTGCGGTATATAATAAAAATGACAATTTAAAAAATTGTTTGCTTGCATCCTTGCTATCAACTTTATTTATTTTAAGTTATTACAGCCTTTTCCAGAAATTTACCGCTCAAAATTATGTAGCGTGTTGTGTACTATACGGAATGGCATCTATATTTATTTTTCCACTGTTCAACATACAATCGTCGTTGCTGGAGTGGTTCGGGAAATATTCGTATGAAGCATATCTTGTTGAAGGCATACTTTTCAGATTCAATTATAGTACGCAACAATTGTTGAATGCAGTCTTATTCTTCTTCGTTACAATGGTTTCCGCGATAACCTTACAATTTATTCACAAGTCGATTATGAGGTTAACTGCACCGGTATTTAAGCGGGCATAACGCCCGCTCTGTTATGGTTTTTCAGGCCAGGTAATGTCCGGAGCAGTTGATATGTCGATTGCTTCCAGAGCATCAAGATAGTCAAGCCACAGATTGTACTGAGCAAGATCATCTTCTTTCAAGCGTCCGAGCGCAGCCTTACCGGGCCACTGTTTACTATTCATGTATTCATTGGCTTGGTCAATTCTGGCTTGCTTCTCGGCTTGCATTACCGCAACTTCAGCTGCATGCATTGCATCTTTATCCGTAGTCCAAGAACTACCATTCCATACATCATAGGAGGTAGAAGGTTTAAGCGGTGTCGTATCTTTAGGATAATCTCCCAATTCAGTAATTGTTACTACTTCCCCATTTGTGGTACTGAATACGGTTTCCCCTCGGTGGTCAGGTACTCGCTTCCACTTAGAGCCAGTAAAGATAGATGCTTCACCAATTGCATCCTCTCCCGGGTCAATCTGAGTTGAATTATCTGGCATACTAACACCGAGATTTATGTATTCATCAGACCACCCAGTATATTCTTGTGTATCTGGTAAAAAATAAAACACTCGAATATTTCCAGGCTCGATAGTCAGTCCATTTTTGTCAAATTTAAGAGTCATTACTTAGCCCTCACCAAAAAGTTAAATGCAATATTTCGTGCTCTTGTTTCAGTGGATGTTCTGATTTGTAGTGATGAGTCTAGTGTAACTCCCTGCTGCTGGGTGACAGCATAATCGTTAGGTGCTGATAAGGCATTCGTAGCTGCTGATGACTCTCTTGATGAAGAAAAAACACCAGTCGCACCAAAGTTACTATCTGAAATAGATCCACCAACTAAAGCCAAACTAGCTCTGCCATAAAATTTACCAGTGAATTTCTGCACAGTATCAGTTTGTGCTGAAAGCAAAGTCCGACCAGAATCTATTCCGCGTCCATCATCCCAGATACGAATGAATTCACCTCGCGCCTCAGTTAACTTTAGGCTAGGAATTACCAGTGCTAGTTTTGGGTAAGTACTTGCGGAAAAAGTTGCACCGTTCCATTTCAGAAACACCATATCTGACCATTCATCCATGACGGTATTTGGCATTGCAACTGACGGCCAGAAGAACGGGATTCCGATTGGGGGCGCACCTGCTCCCAAACGAAGATTTTCAAGAACCTTTGAAACTAGCCCGGCGTCCGCCATTTCTTTGAGTGCGTTAGCAATCAGAGGGTATTGCTTATGTGGGTTAGCCTCAGCCAGGTGCTTTTTCATCAGCTCATCAGAGTATGCTTTTACCTCGATGACCTTATCGTCAACATACTGACGAGTCGCTAGTACTACCGATGGATCAACCTTCAGGGTCACTGCGTCTGTACTTGATACAGTGAGAAGCATCCTAATAACCTGAGTACGTCCTGAACCTTCCTCCGTTGTCGCCTTGTACGTCTCCGGACAGTTAGCAATGGCAATCAAATCACCGGCTGCATCAAACAGCCCAATTTCACGTATCCACCAACCACCGGCAGATTCTGGAATGATCTGCTCTGCAATAATCTGGCTATCATTGTCTTTATCAACCGACAGTGAATTAAGCTGGGCGCGGCGCACCTCATTAATAAGTTTGGTTTGGGCCTGGTTTGGTGTAGGTGAAACACCACCACCATCACCCACGGCAAGTGAAGTAATCTCCAGCTTTTCACCCAGCGCCGCCATATTTGATAATTTAGCCGCCCCCAGATGGGTCAGCAGAGCAAAGAATTTAGCCGCCATTTGTTACCTCGATCGTGTCAATAATATGGATTGCACCCCCAGAAAAATAACCGCCGCTCACTTCCACAGCTTCTGGCATATAGGGGTAAATTGTCATCACGTCACCGCCATAGCACCCTGCATGGGCGTAGACCTCTCCTAATACCTGCAAATTAATAGCTAGGCCGGTAAGGTGGCGAGAACAGGGTTTTGCATCAGCAATCAAGCGTTCAAGTTCAAGATAGGTTTCCTCGGTAATGCCTGATTCAGAAACACCTATCTCTAGCTGAAATGTTCCGGGTACGCCTCCGGTCTGCCACCACTCGAGCACCTTTATCAGGAATCCGAATGGCTCAACCACGCGCCGAAGCGCCGCAATAGTTCCCTTTTGGCGATGTACCAACCAGGCTGATTTGACTACCTGGCGTTTTGTTTGCTCTGACCAGCTTTTATCCCAGCGATCAACCGAAAGCGCCCAGGCTAAATACGGCAGGAGAGCAATTGGGCATTTATCGGGATTCCATAGCGTGCGCAGATCTACTGGAATATCCGTTATGCGCTGAGTACACACCTCCGCGCCGCGCATAAAGTCGCTGGCTGAAGGGGGTAACAGGCTTTTATTCATCCGTTCCCCCTCGGGTGATAGTCACTGAAGAACAGCGCGCGGCCTGGGTATCGCTGATCACAACATTAGCGGGCGGTGACTGAATCTCTACACGTTGCACCCCCTGAACATGTAACGCCGCCATGATTGCTGACAATGCAACATCACGACCTATATTCCCCTGCCCTTCCAGCCACTTTTTCAACGCCTCTTCAGCTGCATCAGCGATGGGCTCTGATTCCGGCCCAGGGTAAAAATAGAGTGTGGCGCTGATGTCATAACTGATAATTTCCGCACTTTGGACAGTCAGCCGGTCACCAACCGGGCGCACGCTCTCATCAGATAAAGCCGCGTTCACGGTAGCGATCAGCTCGGCTGAAGCAGTGCCATCACCTTCAGAAGACAACACCGAAACAATGACCTCCGCAGGCGCAGGGCTTGATGCTTTAGCATCAGCAACCTTTCCAGACGCCCCTTTAGCAAAATGTTCATAAGCGGCGGTTGGCCCCGCTACGCTCAACCCTTCAAATGCCGCTTGTGCGCGTAAACGTAGCTTTGTATCGCTTTCCATTTCAGCATCAGTTGTGTCTGTCGCTTCAGTCACAATAAGGCGTTCTGTGTTGTTATTGGCTGCCAGGTTATCGAGATCAGTTGATGTTGCGTGGCTTAACATACACGCGGCAGCACCGTCATTTATAACCTGCCGTAACATCAATTCTCTGTATGCCATGACTTGAGCAATGACATTCAAAGGCTCTGATTCCAACGCCATTGCTGCCGCAATCGCGCTTTGCTGATCGGCGGGATAAGATGAAATAATTAGCGCCTTCACCTCATCCAAAATGATTTCATAATCCAGTGTTGCGATGACTTCCGGCGGCGGCAGTTCAGATAAATCAATTGTTGCCATTGTCTTACTCCTTCAAACTTATTGAGCCTGTCGCCGCCTGCATGGTTGTTGTAATAAGGCCACCGAGTTCAACACTCACTGCACCGGACTTTGAGAAATTCACATTCACCTGATTTAAGGCGATCCGTGGCTCCCACTGAGTTAAAGCAATCACCGTGGCGCTCATTAGTTGTAATCGTGTTGTTTCATTCTGTGGCTCATCCAGCAAGTCAGGTAACAAGCTGCCATACGTGCGACGCATCACCCGCGAACCTAACGGCGTCAATAAAACATCTTTCATTGACTGCCAAAGGTGATCGCTATCGGAAAGCGTTCCCGTTCCAGCCTGATTCATGCCCGTATATTTCGCTGTCACTTAACCCCCTGCGTCCAACTACCACCGCTTTTAACGCCACCATGATCATGCTTATCAACCTGGACGCCGTTTGAGGTAAGCGCACCGCCAGAATGCGTAACGTCGCCAGCCATCGTGCCGCCCTGAGTGAAATCAAATGTTTTCGCGATCAGATGATTAGTGCATTCAACTTCTGCCGTATCGAGTGTAATTTTCGTTTCTGCCTGAATAGTTGCCGTTTTCATGCCGCTGGCGGTCAATGCGCTAACCTCCGCGTCATATTCGAATCTGGCCCCATCCGGCGCAGTAATAACCATCTGTTTCAGACTGGCTGACGGAGCATCATTCTCGTTGCTGTATAGACTGCCCAGCAAAATTGCAGTTTCCGGGTTGCCCCCCATGCAGCCCAACAACACCTGCTCACCCACTGAAGGTGGACACCAAATTTTAAAAGCACCGGCACGGCCTGTTTTCCAGCGAAGCCAGGTTGTTTTTAATTCTCCGCTCTGTACGCGCACGCTTTTACCGTCTTTTGATATTTCCGCGACAATGCCCACGCGTAACACGTTTTCCAGGAGTCTCATTATTTCGGCGCTCACCTTCCGGCACTCCCCAGGCTGTTAATGACTCCACTACGGATCAACGCTTCATCTGCTTTGGAAATACCCAGCAATACGCGGGGCGCATACTTTGCAAAAGCGCCTGGCCCAACCTGTTCACGCAACCCGTACTGATGGACGCGAGCGATACGCGCAGCCATTCCGCTATAACCAACCTCAGCACCTTCAGTTGTCGCTTTCATTTTCATAAAGCGTGATGTACGCAGTTTCACAAACATTGGTACTTTGAGAGTTCGCGCCGCCTGGCCTGCCCGCGTGTTGATCTCGGTGTAACGCTCAATATCTTCTCGGTAGAATGTGCGAACTTCATTCCTATCTTCATCAAATCCGGTAATGGTTCGCCCGTGCTTACCGCGCCCACTGTGCCAATTTTTCAAACGTCGCAACTGCCCTTCCCAGATGAAGGCGATCCCTTGTTGCGTGCGTAGTTTCTTGCGGCGACGCGCAGGGTACTGGCTCCCGTCTGGGTTCCGCTGTGCGCGTATGCGTTGCTGTTGGCTAATGCGTAGCATCTTCCCGACAGTGCGCGCTGTTCGTGCCCGCCCAGCAGGTGATACCCCTGCCAGAATGTCTGCAAAATACTGATCCAGCACATGAACACCTTCAGCACTCATATAGGGTTACTCCAGGTGACATCTTCAATGATCCCGCTCCACTCAGGCGTAAGACGCGGGCGGGGTTCGGCTTTATGCTCTGCCTTCAATGTTCCATCATCATTGCGCGTGACTATTACGCGTTCACTGATAGGTAATTCAAAAAATAAGTCTGCTGTATCGTCGTTGTTGATCGCCGTAGTGAATTTAATATCTTTATTTTTTCCAGGATTCAGCAACAGTTGCGGCTGTTCCTGCCACAGCCAGGCCATCAACGGCAGGGTAAAATCATCCAGATCCCCCGCAAAATTCATCACAAACAGGCATAACGTATAGCTATATACAAAATCAGCCGTATCACCGGATGTCTCAACATGCCCGGATTCAATAAACACGCTAAAGGCTTCAGGATTAGCCTTGCACCACTGGTTTGAACGGGTTAGCGCTTCACGCAGGGAATTTATTTTTAACATGTTGCACCTATCGCCCCAGCGCAGAGCAAATGAATGAACCAACAACAACCAGGTAAATCAGAGTCCAGACCGGATGGGCGCTGGCATATTCAAAAAAGCTCATCTCATTCACTCCCATGATGCTGATGATTTAATCTTCAGTACGCTGATCGCGCGCTTATCCGCGTTGCAAGTATCCAGCGCGTCATGCAGTTGATCGGCATAAATCGCGACCCCTCCCCAGGTGACCGGCGTTTTCAGTACCGGCGCAGGAGTTGGGTTAGTCAGGCTTTGCGGCACTGGCTCGTGAATCAACCGGGTTTGTACTCTTATCTTTTCTGAGCAACCCATGACTGACAGCGATAGGCACAACATCACCGGCGCATTTATCAGTACGCATCGCCGTGGAAATTTTTTCACGCCTGGTTTCACCTTCACTGTTTCGCTCCTGTTCTGCTTTCCTAACGCCTGCAACTGCTGCCTGTGCATGAGCGGTCAGCGTGCGCATTTCACCGATCACCGCTTCACTTTCATCAAACATGCGCTGCAATTTTTCTTCGTTATCGTCTGCAATGGCGCTCGCGTATCCTCGGTAATAGCCAGAGGCGAAACCACCAATACTGATGGCGATTAACCACAAAAAAGTTTTCATTTGACCTCCAGATCTCTTCGGCACCATGTCTGAAAATCAGCGCGTCTATTTGCTAATCCTTGTGACCGTTTACCAGCACTGTTCACAAAGTCAGTTAGGCGGTCACATACACCGCCCCAATTGTGCGCCTGGGCGTTTTTCCAGAGTGTTGTTCTCTGTTTGCGTTTGTTCTTATCCGTGAACCACATCAAGCCCGTACACCCCACATTGAGCCCGCCATCAACCATGCTTTCGAAGACGGATTGCGGCATTTCTGCCCCGTTAAAATTGCTGTTTATGCAATTTTCAGAATGCTGCATGTCATTGATCCAACGGCGGGCAATCTCAGGATTGCTGTATTCGCGCTTCTGGACATTGCCAGTTGAGCCTATCCCTACAGTCAGCACGCCAGCGGTACAGTAATAAGGCGTGTTGCGGCAATCCTCCCAGGAGGCTATTTTTTGTTGTGCTTCTGGCGACGTTCGCAATGCATCGGGTGACATCGACACACCCAGCGCGACAACCAGCGCAATCGCACAACGTTTAACAACCGCCTTCATCACCCATCCCCGCTTTGAGTTGCTTTAACTCCAGCCGCTCAACATCAGTTAAATCTCGGCTTTCAGCCAACGTGAGGATCTGCTCAATCAGTGCGTTGCGTTTTTCTTGAGCCTTTTCCACGCGGGCGCGGTGTACCCATGCGCGCCAACCAGATAAAACCCCCAAAACTAAGCCAGCCATGCCTAACTTTTCATTCCAGGTCATCACGCCAACACCCACACTGATTGATGACGTTATCCAGGTAATCCAGTCATACAGCCGGTGAAATGAATTTAACTCCATAGCTGCACCATCTCCTGTGCGGGCTGAGTGTTGATATCTGGCATCTCCACCGCTTGCCCAGCTTCTAAAAATATTTGACCACTTAGCCCCGGATTCGCTCTTAACACCTGCTCTGTGGCCCCTTTTGTGGTTCCGTAATGACGGTGACAGAGTTGATCCAGCGTATCCCCTTGCAGTGCCTTCACTTTCATCAGCACAACTCCGCATAAATACGCGGCTTGCGCTGAATATCTGAAATACACCACCGAGCATCACGCCAAAGATCATCCCGCTGTAAATCCAGCGCGGCGGCGTCTTTGTCGCCTTTTGGCGTAGTATCGACATCCCTGTAACCTTCAAGCACTAGGGCGCGAGCAATGGCATAAACCGCACGGCGGTAGCGATGCACTTTCACGCTCTCGCCGTTCAACTCTACGGCGGGAACATCCTGCAACGCCTCATAGCCCAGCGCCCATTGATTGGCCTGCCATTCATCAAGCTGTTCGATAACATGACCCACAGCCTCAGTGGTGACGTGCATCAGTCGTGTCGTGGTTACGCCGCCGGTGATACGCGCGGCAAGGCGTAATTCCTTCAACTTGATAACGGGCCAGAATCTGCCCGCCGTGACGGTTTCATTACCATCATCAACATCAGTGACATCACCGCTGCTCGGAAACGGGCGCTTTGTTGCTACCAGGCTACTCATGGACGTTCCTTAAAAAACCAGGCGGTGGACACGCGGTGAAAAGACCCGTTATGGGCAGATCTCCGCGCGTGCCGCCTGTCGGACGGGCCGAAGTCGTTAAGATTCTTTTTTTGCTTTTGCTGCTTTAGCGGTTGGCTTTGTCGCTTTGCTCACGGTGCGTGGCTTTTTTGCTGTCGCTTTCTTTGCCGCCGGGGGCGTTGTGCCTGAGTCTGGTTGTTCTGTTGCCAGCTTTTTCAGCTCACGCGTGATCGCCTGCATTTCGCGTTTAACACCCGCGTTTGGGTTTAGTTCGGTGGCTCGACGAAACAACTTTAAAGCATCACCTTTCGTCTCATTGTCGGACGTATTACGGCGTGCAAAGCCGCGCGCCTTGCAGAGTTTGGAAGAGACTTCATCTGGCATATCGCAGCCTTCGACAATCTCAGCCACTTCATCCAGTACGGCGATAAAACCGGACAAATCAGCCCCGGCATCAGTTGTTGCAACATTCAACGCCTGATTGCTGATCTCTTCAGCTAGGAATACAGGGGCGGTGCGTTTGAAATCATCACGCATGGTCAGCCCATGCATCACCACATAACGCCCGATTTTTAGCGCCAATGAATAGTCTTGGCAGTCAATCGCCCACAGCATCATGGTTGTGATCACTTCATCCTGGCGACCGCTGCCCCCTTCCAAAGTGCCATCAATCCAGCCCTGATAATTTGGCAACATATCGCGCTTTATTGCTGCTTTTGATTCGTTGGATTGCACCTGTTTAAGTGACGCCTGATCGAGGCGCAGCCGGTGCAAAATCTGCTCATGCGCAGTCCTTACAACGCCGTGTTGCTCGGCATTTTCTCCGCGTCGATCAGCCATCACTTTTTGAAAGTGTTTTTGCGCTGGGGTAAGCATTGTTTATCTCCGGTTGGCGGGCGCAGTGCGCCCGCGCTGTCAGTTATGCGCCTGCGTGTTCTTCAGATTCAGTTTCAGCAGCTTCTTTTTCCGGGGCCGTGGCAAAAGTGATCCCATCGATAAAGGCAACTTTGCCGTAATCCTCAACAACGAATGCATCAGTAGAAGACTGGTAATTTGCTACGCGGTTGTACTGCGGTTCTTCAATAACAGAACGACGCAGAGAGCCCAGAAGGTAGTAAACCGACAGGTTTTTAAGTGACGTGATCAGCACGCAGTCATCTGGCATGTACGGCGCAAAATACACCGGCAAGCCACCAACTTTCTCACTGGAAACAATCAACTGTGCTGCAATCAGTTCACTGTTTGGGTTGGTCTGACTCAGCGCATTTAGCTTAGGGAAATAGCTACTTGTCAGTAGGTCAGCAGACATAATCACGACAAGATCAGGCGCTTTGCGCTGCCAGGGATCTAACAGGGTATTTTTGGCATCAAACACAGCGGCATCTAAATTGCCATAAGTGCCTTTGGCAGTGATTTTGTTATCTTCATCACGAGCGGTCAGCGTGACATTGCTAATGATGCGGTGTGACGCCTCATTACGGATTTGTTGCAGCCAGCCAACACCACAATCTTGTAACAGTGGATTGGCTACACGATCAGACTTTTCGGCATATGACGTACCATTTAAGCCAATCATGATGCGATCAAGGGCAATCTGACGAGCCGTGGACTCACTGATCAGCGTTTGGAAATTTGATTGCATAGACCAGGCATCCAACTGTGAATAACTGATGCTGGAATCATAGTTAGTCTTGCGGCAACGATAGTCGTTAGGCTCTTTTGAATGATTGTCTACCGGGTTACGGCGTGAAGTGCCATCGCTGCTGTTGTTGGTATTGGCAATCGGGCCTTTACTCCCGATCAGGATTTTCTGGCCTTCCTGATTTTTCACCGGGAATACGTTGATTTGTTTTAGAAAGTCATCGCTTTCCATTGACGCCTTTTCTAGGCGTTGCTGTACCGCAGGTTCAACGCTGAAGGACTTGGCAACATCGGCTGAGCGAACACCATTTAGATTGGCCTGGCGATCGATATAGCCGTTAAATAGTTCGCGGGTGCTGTTTTCCATGTATTCGATTCTCTTTTAGTTAGAAGTTGGCCTGTTCAACGCCGGAGTTACCACCCTGAGCGGGCTGGCGGTTGAAGGTATTGGCATCCTGTAGCGCCAGCGTTCCCTTCAGGCTTTCCAGATCGCTCGACAGCTTTTGAATGGTCTGAGCGTCTTCAGTGCGCTGGGATGTGAGTTCCTCCACCTGATCAATCAATTCAGCCTGGGAGGTCGTCACGCTTTCAACGACTTGGCGCACCTGGCTGAATTGCTCGCTTTCGGTTTTATGGTTTTTGGTCAGAATTCCCATAACGCGGCTAAACCATTGCTTTCCTTCTTCACTGCGCTGTTCCGCCAGTTCGATAACTTCCGCTTCAATAGCATCAGAGAACATCGCGGATTCGCCCTGTTGCTTATTGAACGCTTGCACCTGTTGACGTTGCTGGGCGGCAAATTTAAGTCGCTCAGTTCCCAGGCTTGCTGGGGTATCTGTCATCGCGAGGCCCACAACATACGCCTTACCATTCAGCGCAAATTGCGGATGCAATTCGATACTGGAAAAAACTTTTTTCCCTGCATCAGTTAGCGCTTTCATTTGTGCTGAAGGCTCAATTTCCGCATAGAGCGCCGTGCGCCCAGCTAGCGGCCCTTCGGTAATATCTTCAGCACTCAGCGCGGTCACGTCGCCCATAGCGCCAAAGTCACTGGCTGGATATGGCGAAAGATAATGCTCAATATTGACGCGGGCGCCATAAACGTCCTGGCTGTAGCTCGCCGCTGCATCACGCAGGTGATCAGGTCGGATTTCACGCCCGTCAACGGTTGCACCGGAGACGGCAACACGGAATTTTTTCCGGGTAGGTTTGGTGGTTGCACTCATGTTTGTTCCTGCCGTTTGGTTTCTGTTTTCACATGATGTCAGTTGCTAAGTCATTGTCTCAACGCGTTTTAGTTGTCAGAGAAAGCCCACACCCCAAAGAGCGGGAACGGCTATCGCGCGCGGGTTAATCTCTCCACCGAAACGAGAGGACACCGCATGATTCAGGACGCATTTGTAAGACTGAGGGCAAAGCAGCTTTACTGGCAGGGCTACCCGCCAGCGGAGATCTCACGCCTGATGGGTATCAGTTCAAACACGATTTATTCATGGAAAAAACGTGACGAATGGGATGAAACGCCCGCTATACAGCGCGTCACACAATCTATTGATGCCCGGTTATGCCAAATCACCATGAAGCCAACGAAGACCGGCGGCGACCTGAAGGAAATGGACGCACTTACCCGACAGATGAAAAAACTTTCTGACGGGCAACCAGCGGAGCCATTCAGCAAAAAAACGCGGACGCGCAAAAAGAAAAATCATTTTTCAGAAGCGCAAATAACCGCCCTACGGGAAAAGATTCAGGCGTCTCTCGCTTGGCATCAACGCGGCTGGTTTGAGCAACGCGGGCTTCGTAACCGCATGATCCTGAAAAGTCGCCAGGTTGGGGCCACCTGGTACTTTGCCCGCGAAGCGCTGTTGCAGGCATTGCGGGACGATGTAAAGCATGGCTATCAACGGAACCAGATCTTTCTATCAGCATCACGCCGCCAGGCGCACCAGTTCAGAGGCTTCATCCAGAAGATGGCAGAAGAAGTGGACGTTGAACTAAAAGGCGGTGACAAAATTATTTTATCCAACGGTGCTGAATTGCATTTTCTGGGTACTTCAGCCGCCACCGCGCAGAGCTACACCGGCAATCTGTTTTTTGATGAATTTTTCTGGGTGGGTAATTTTGCCAAACTTCGCAAAGTTGCGGGCGCAATGGCAACCCTGAAAGGGCTTACCCGTACCTATTTTTCTACGCCATCCAGTGAAAATCATGAAGCCTATCCATTCTGGACGGGTAAGCGCTGGAATGAGAAGCGCAGCAAATCCAACCGCGTCGAATTCGACACAAGCTGGAAGACGCTTAACAGCGGCGTGTTATGCCCGGATAAAACCTGGCGGCAAATTGTCACGCTTCAGGATGTTATCGATCACGGTTGGGAATTCACCGATTTGGAAGAAATTCAGGAAGAAAACGACCCGGATGAATACGCAAATCTGTACATGTGCGAATTCGTCAAAGAAGGCGATCCTGTTTTCACGCTCAACCAACTACTGACATGCGGCGCGGATGGTTACGACGATTGGCAAGACTGGAAGCCTTACGCATCCCGTCCATTGGGTGATCGAGAGGTCTGGTTAGGCTATGACGCAAACGGCGGTTCAGGTAATGGTGATAGCGGGGCTATCTCAGTCATTGCGCCACCACTGATCACCGGGGGTAAGTTCCGCACGATTGAAACGCGCCAATTACGCGGCATGGAATTTGAAGAGCAGGCCAAAATCATTGAAGAAATGACCTTTAAATATAACGTTCGCCATATCGCTATTGACGGCACAGGGATTGGTGAAGCGGTCTGGCAACTGGTTAAAAAATTCTATCCACCGGCGGTCTGTTTCATCATGTCGCTGTCTTCAAAGCGAACGTTAGTACTCAAAATGCAGCAAGTGATCCGCGCTGGGCGTTGGGAGTATGACCGAAGTGAACAGGCGTTAGTGTCTGCTTTTAATGCAGTAAGAAAGATCACTACGCCAGGCGGTCAAATCACCTATGACACAGATCGCGCACGTGGCATCAGTCATGGCGATTTAGCCTGGGCAACCATGCTTGCTGTTATTAACGAACCAATCGGACGCGAGAACGGCGGCGGCGGCGGTTCCGTAATGGAGTTTTAATGAACACAACAACAAACGAAAGCGGCTTAACAATGCTTACTGATAATAAAGCCGATATTGGCGAAACGATAAAGCGCGATCCGTCCCTCAGCGCCTTCACGTTTGATGGGCCTTACCAGGTCACCGGCGCACATGACCTACTCGATAATATGTACTGTGCGGATAACGGCAGATACTATGAAACCCCTGTTGACTGGTACGGCCTGGCTCGCTCGTTTGGTCAGGCATCGTGGCATCAGTCGGCGCTGTACTTCAAACGCAATGCCCTGGCTGGCTGTTTCATACCGCACCCACTGCTATCACGCCAAACATTTTCCGCGCTTGCGCTCGACTGGTTTGTATTTGGTAATTTCTACCTTGAAGAACGGAAAAACCGCCTCGGCGGGCGGCTTCCCATGCGTATCTCTCCGGCGAAATACACCCGCCGGGGAAGTGATCTGGATACTTATTGGTTTATACGTCAATGGAAAGATGAATTTGCTTTTAAGACTGGCTCGGTTTGCCACGTTCTTAACCCAGATATTCACCAGGAGATCTACGGAATGCCGGAATACATGGGCGCGCTGTTGTCAGCCAGCCTGTCACACTCCGCTGATATGTTCCGTAAAATGTATTATGAAAATGGCTCTCACGCTGGATGCATTCTCTACATTGGTGCTTCAACCGTGGATGATGAGAGCATGAAGAGTATTAAAAAAACGCTCACTGATGCACGCGGAAAAGGGGCATTTAAAAACCTGCTATTACATGCACCAGGCGGCGGTAAAGATGGAGTGCAACTCATGCCCTTCAGCCAGATATCCGCAAAAGATGAATTTCTTAATATCAAGTCTGTAACCCGCGATGACATCCTAGCGGCGCACCGCGTACCACCACAACTAATGGGGGCCATGCCTGATGGTAATGGCTCATTCGGTGACGTGGAAAAGGCAGCGCGCGTGTTTGCTATCAATGAGCTTATGCCCGCGATGGAAGCGCTGAAGCATGTAAACGACTGGCTTGGTGAAGAGGTGATCCGCTTTAAACCTTATGCCCTACTTGAAACCAGTAAATAACCCGGAAGCCGCCACCCGGCGGCGACTATCCACGCACAGCCACACAGCGCACCAGCGCGATTCTAAGCACACCTATCCTTAATCTCACCCCTACCAATCCTACACACCAAAAACGCCGCATTACGCCAAAAGAACGCCAATTTATCAATATTTGAGGCCATCCCACCTATCCCCCCACCGCGCGGGCTGTCCCCCCGTCACCTGCGCGCGACAAACACGCGTATTTTTGTGCACTTGCAGATCCCCTGCAAACCAGCGCAGAGCCTCGCGTAATCCATCAAAAATGAGTATGACTTCATAGTGCATTTTTGCGCACTATCTTGCAGCCCTATAGCAGGACACGAATCATTAAAAAAGCCGCCCAAATCAGGCGGCTTTTGTGATGAATATATCTGCTGTTTATGGTTTCATCTGCTCTGGCTTTGGCCACACCGTATGAGCTGTAGCACCATTTAAAATTGACAATTTATCTATTTCAATACTGGCAATGGCTGCGTCTTCTTTTTTTAAATCAGGCAAGATTTCTTTTTTCAGTCCTTCTATATAAACCTCAATTGCAGGCACGTTAGAAAGATCACGATGAAGAATAAGAAGCTTTGAGTAAAGGCAATCACCGTTTGCTGTATATGTACTTACAGAAGCGGTCATAGTCGCAATCTGAGGTGTAGTCATTAATTTTAATCCTTTAAGTCATTTTTCTGCTTTTGATAACATTAACTAAAAAACAAATTGATACTAAGTATTATCAGTGGTTCATTCAACACACTTTCCTTTAAAGCCTTGCCCCTTGTCTGCCAGCGCTCTAATCGCAGGTCGGGCCAATACCAGACTTTGACAGTGATGAATGGCCCTGCAAAACTCATCTCGCCCCGCCGGATGTTCTACCGGCAAGGCAAGAAACTGATTCCATGCATCCCCCAAAATCTGGGCTACCTGCTGTTCTTCAGCCGTAAGCACACAAATGGAATCACTAAACATCAGATTTTCGCTCATCCTCCCTCCCGCATAGTCATTGCTGGTTACTTAAAAATTGCTCAATCATTCTTTTGTACTCCCCTACTGGATCAAATCTAAGTTTAGAGGTATTCACGCCGTGAACATCGCGCATCTTCAACCACAACTTATCGACTGATGTCGGTTCCTTGCGCGTGATCAGATCACCGTGCCTATTTGCCCGGTACACCGTACCATTGACAGTCAAACGCCCACCCTCAATGAGTGAAACCGCCTGGGCTCGCCCAATATCAATCCGGTGAATTGCAGCCTCATCAATCAGGCGTTCTATAGCTGGCTGCAAATGCCGCTGCTTTTCCTGCTCTGATACAAATCTACCGCCCACCCGGTCTACTGCCACCCGCCAGGCAACATCCAATTCACTATCTGGAACGTATGGAGATTCATTTTTATGACGGGCTGGCGGGATTTCCCGTAAGCGTCGCAACAGCCGCCGCCGCTGGGCATCATCCATGCTGTCAAAGTCGGTAATTTCTTCTTCTCGATCTTCTGTCATACCCTCTTCATGCAACCTCAAACTGTTTGTTTTTTGGTCTTCCGTAGAGTTATTGACAGAACTCCAAGCGTCGCCAGAGGACGACGAAGGAAGATCAACCCCCAAACCATCGGCATTTGTTGCCCCGGTTTTTGGGTTGGCTTTAGCGCGGATAGTCCACTTAACTAGACGTGTGCAAATACGTGAAACTTCACCCAAGCGCGGCGACCAAACGCCATAAACCTTTTCGGGGATCTCACAGTAATCATTCATTTCATCGGCTGGCTGATAGGCCAGGCGCACAACATAATCTTTACGGGGGATCAGTACGCCCCCCTGGTAGTTGATATAACTAGCGAAACACCCAACATCCGCCGCCGCACATACAGCATCCATCGCGGCATCAGAAAGAAGCGACGCGCCACGCTTAAAGGTGTTAGCAATCTTTTGCTGTGCCGTAAGTTGATTGCTCAATTTACGCAATTCCCGATATACCGTAACTGGCGGCTGGCCTAGCGGCTGAAACTGGCGAATCCGATGAAGTGACGCCCAGGCCATCGCATACTTAGCCGTTTCATTTAGTGGCTTACCTGTTTCAATATCCAGCTCACCGGCAAGGGCGTGACCATCAATATTTTTAGAAATGTACTTAGCAATGTAAGCAGTTGCCGAACCTTTGCGCGGGTCCATTTTTTTAGACTTGAAACGCGCGCCTGTATTGCGGCCTAACTCTTCCCGATCCTCTGCAATAAAGTATTTACGCAGGATCGCAACCGTGGCTTTAACTTCTGATTGCGGCATGAATAACAACGCGTGCCAGTGCGGTGTTCCATCGTGATGTGGCTCGGCTACACGGAAACCATAGGGGCGCAAATCATTACGTTTAAGTGCTGAAGTCGCACGGCTCCAGACCTGGCATAAATAACGCTGTGCTTCAGAAACAGTTGAGTGATTCCACTTCGCGTTATGATGCCCAGATTGAATATTGCTGTGGTATTTGGAAGGGCAAGTGATAGTTAAGAAAATGCCAACATCGCCGCGCTGTTGCGCGACCATTTCAACCCCAGCCATGCGAGCCATTAACTCATGGCGACGTATAGCCGGATTTGACGTTGATTTGTTTATCATGTCTTCGAGTGATGAAACGTTACCATCTTCATCAACAAGCTCATGACTTTTAAAGAAATCGCGATTTTTGCGGCGCTGTTCCTGCCACTCAATAAGGCTTGATGCACTGACATAGGCATGGGCTTTTTTATTTACCGCGCCTACTGCTCGTAATTGGTTTTCACGCCAATCACAACGTAAACGCCATATTTTACGGCCCCACCAATCAGGTGATGACATGCGCAATATTGCGGTATAGATACGCTTCCGATCCCACTCGCCGCCCCACGCAGGGGGCACAACGCGTAATGACAACATTTCACGCCCCAAATGCTGATGCAGCCAATCGAGCTCATCATTACTCATTGTTTCCACGTCTAATCCCAGCGCTTCACTCTCGGTTTCAAACATTTCAGCAAGACGGTTTGCGATCTCATAGGCAGCGCTCAACGCTTCTTTTTTGGTGAAGTCTGCCAGCCGCGCCCAACGCCCGCGCCAGTACGCGGCAAGTTCACTATATGCGTGTTCATCCACGCCCTGGCGATCACGGACAATATCAAGACGCAGCAATGATTTTTTCACCGTTCCCATGAAAAAATCATTGATGTGTCGTTCTCCACGGTTAGCCCGTAACCACTGAATTTTTTTTCGCCAAACTTCACGAATAAAAAAAGGCTCATCAGCTAGACGGGATTCAATACCATCTGGCGTATTGGCCCATTCAGCGGCTTCTTTTAATGAGGCCTCATGATTCTGATGAACAATCTCTTTATAGATATCTAGCGATAGACCGCGTTTTTCCTGCTTATCCAGATACTGGATTAATGCATTGCGATCACGAACATCGAAGGGGTTATAGCCAGCACGTTTGAAAAGCTGGTTAGCGTATTTTTCAAAGGCTGGGTGAGACAACGCCGCCCCAGATACAGGGGCAGGTTGTTTAACATCGTCAACATATGGGCCAATTGCTGCACGAGGGGCGTTCCAAGAATAAGCAAAATCACTCATTCACAGACACCTGCATAAACGCTGCTACACACCGCCTTATCATTAGCCTCAGCCAATAGATCGAATTGTGCACCACCTCGGGTTGTCATAGCCCAGTCACGATAGGTTTCAATACCGTAAGCATCTACGGTGATAAAATCTATGCGACGTTCTGCTCGTCGTGGATCATGAGTTGACGGGAAAAAGGTTGAGTTACCACGGCGAGAACAAGCAGCAACAAGACGTTCCCACTCAGCAACGCGCTTTATCTCTTCAGGCCAGCGGCTAAATATTTCCGCCAGTTCAGACTTTCTAGCGTGAATACATGGCATACACCCAACCCGGCTACACCCCTGCTGGTAAAGTGGATTGGGTTTAATCCCATGACGTTTAGCTATTGCGAAAACATCTTCATGCGTCCAGTTTATAATCGGGCGATAAACATGTAATCCAGGGGTATTATCTGCATCCTCTTCCCACATTGGTAATCCGGCACGTGCTGGTGATTCTTGAGCACGCACGCCTTGCCAACTAATTACCTCCTCATATTCACTCAGCGCAGGCTCAACTACTTGAGTACGTACCGGCTCATGCTTTAAGTCAAAGGTACAAAATCTGGCCTTCGTGCTTGGAAATCTGCCCTTTAGCATGCACAAATCAAGAAATGGAATGCCGGTAGGCTTAAGAATTAACAACGCTTGCTTGATGCGCGTCTCTGCCTGGGCCTCAGACATTCCACATTCTTTAACTAGAGATATAGGCCATTTCTCAGCAATAAATTTGCGCTTACGCTCAATCTGTTTTGAAAAATCAGCCATTACCCTTTTTACAGGGCCTAGTTTCATTTCGAGATATTGCAGATATTCCATAGTTTGCTGATGCTCATGGCCTGTATCAGCGAATACGCGGATATGGGGAATTTCACGCTCAACAGCAAACAAGCATTGAGCGAGACTGTCCTTACCTCCTGAAATTGAGATAATGTTTAGCGCTTCAAGATCAAGGCAACGTGGATCGATAGCTTGTTCAATAATATTCACGCCGCGCCCCTCAGATAGTTACGGTATTTCCGGGTCTAACTTCCCGGGCGTCACGTTCGGAATAACTAATTAGGTCAGTGTTGCTGTAACCACCCTCACTTAGAACTTCAACACGAGTGATCCAGAAATTGTGGTACGGACGAACATCGAGAACCTTTGTCACAACCGCCTCAATGTGGTTCATCAGAACGCCTCCAGATCATCAAAAGCACCTGAAGCAACCATTTCTGAATAAGTCGCATCTCCCATGACAGTTCCACAATCAGGGCAACATCCTCCGCCAGCTCGCCCGCATCCCTCGCAAACGCGAAGAACTCCAATCACTTCTTTTGCCTTCTGGCGGTTGCTGGCGTCTGTGCTTACAGAGCGTTGCACGTCGATTTCATGCAAGCTGAAAGAGTTGTAAATCTCACGGGTGGTTTCGGTGTCACTGTTGGAAATAACAACAGGCGAACCATGTTTGCGGTTCGTCGTTAATAGTTCCGCTACTAACTGGCGGTGGTGTATCTCGGTAAACGGCTGATTGTGGTATTGGGTAAAATTGGCGGTCTTGCTAGCTGGCAGATAAGGCGGATCACAATAAATAACGCAATCCATCCCCTCAGTGATCTGAAGTGTTCTTTCAAAGGGTGAGCATAAGAAAATGGCTTTTGTATCGTTGGCTTTTTCAGCGAACTGGCGGATCTCTAACTCAGGGAAGTAAACGCTTTTGTACTTACCATAAGGCACGTTATATCCGCCGCGCTTGTTATAGCGACATACACCGTTATAGCCATGGCGATTCAGAAATAAAAACTGTGCCGCACGCTCAATATGGACAACATAAGGCCCGTCATGGATCGGCATAACGTCTTGAGAGCGAGTGTTAAAATCATCTCTTACATCTGAATAACCATCTTCCGTGCAAAAAGTTTTAAATAACCGTTTTGCTACATCAATCACCTGTTCGGGATAATTGCTAACCTGTCGGTAAAGATTAATCAAATCAGGATTAATATCCGCAAGGATATAGCGGCGATAATCCGTATTTAGAAATACAGCCGCACCGCCAACAAATGGTTCAACTAAGCAATCAGCCTTAGGCAAAAATGGTAGTAAATTTGGAAGGACGCGCGTTTTACCGCCCGCCCACTTGATGATCGGGCGGCTCATAACATTGGCTCCTTATCTGCTGTAAGGTGCTGCCAAATATGAGAAACGTATTGCGCCTGATGCACTGCATCAGCTAGGGCATTATGGCGTTCTCCCCTGAAAGGCATGTCATGCTTTGGATTAAAGCCAATGACTTTGCCTAGTTCAACCATTGTTCGACAATCGCGCTCGTTCCAAAACTTCCAGAGCGGCCCTTCAAGATCAGCGCGGGCATAAGCGGCACGTAAAATTGAGCAGTCAAATGTTGGCGAGTTAGCCCAGACTTGTAATAAGTCTAAATCCTCTGGAACTGCATGTTCAGTAAGAAACTTATCAAATTTACACAAGGCATCCCAAAGCGGTATTGCATCACTTGCTAATAGCTCTGCTTGCGCCTCGCGTGATTGCTGAAGCCACCACTTGAGCGTTGCAACGCTGGCAACAGCGCCGTTTAATTCATCGTTTTCAGCATCAACACGAACATAAAAGCGCGCGCCTGTAATTCCAGTTGATGGCTCAAAGAAAACAGCACCAATACTGGCAATGGGGGCATTGGTGTTGGTACCTAAAGTTTCAATATCAATCATGACGTGATTCATAAAGCGGCCTCTTAGAATGAAACGGAATTGTGTTGCGGTTGCGGCTGGTCTAATTCACGGCGCAAAGCATCAATGAAAGCGATAACTGCGGGGTTGCTAGCGCTGAGAGTGAGTTCACCCTCATTGCATTTGATGGTCATTCCTCTGCGTGATATTTCAGGGAACATAACTCCAAAAATATGAGCGCGTGCCGTTGTGCTTCGAATGTTGTACATATCAAAACCCTTATTTTTGATGCACGAATCCTTCACCACTTATTCAGCGGTGAATCATTTTTTGATTCTGAAATTAATTAATTCGGTTATTAATTAGCTTAGGAAAATATACCCATAAGCCACGCGAACCATCGGCGCTTATTTCGTGGTGTGGACATAAAAGGCTTTCTGCAACCTTTTATAAATTGAACATCTGCAACTTTTGGTTGAAAGAATTGCCCGTCTGGTGTTTCGAGCCAGCCGTGATTATTTTTAAAATGTGTAACCTGACAGCCCTGTTTAAGCAGGCTGGCAAGCGATGGGGAATTATTGCTCATATTGAATACCTGCTACAGTTGTCTTCTAGCCTTGCGCTCAACTTCTTCTCGGCGTCTTTTAAGATCAGAAAGCGCCTTTAATTTCTGCTCTCTGATTTTTTCACTACGCCGCCTAATCAAGAATTGAATGAAATTCAAAAACAGCACCGCAAAAATAAAAAGACCGATGAACATTTCAACTTTCATAATTTTCATCTCTTTTTAAATTATCTATTGTTTGCATTGCCTCAGCTAAAGCAAAGTCCCGCCCTAAATAATTACCATCATTCGTAACGCTATAAGCTGTTTTTAACGTTACTGAATTTCTAGGGCACTTATGAATGGTAAACCCACGATATATATATGAGTGGCGGCTTAACTGAACCAATTGAGATTTCATTTAGTGTCCCTACTCACATTAAGAACGATGGCTACTTTGCAACGCTGAGTGACTGGTACGCTTAAACGCATTATGTTTGTTTCCAGTAGTGCGTCGATAGGTGGCCTTGTCGCGCATCAGCCTGTCAATAAAGCTTTTTTCCTCTGGGGTAATAAGTGCTCTGCAATGCGCAACAGCCTCCCAATATTCTTGTAGCATGATGAAACGTTTCGGACGCTTTGACCCAATCATGCCTTCGCGATGTACAGGTACCTGTACGCGGTCCATTAAGTTGCGTACGGATTTCAGAGAGCGTCCCGTCAGATATGAGAACTCAGCAGGAGTAACGTAAATCTGCTTTTGCAATTCGTCAGTGCTCATATCACGGATGGCATTGGCTTGAGTGGCTGTCATTTTGCACACGCGAGTTATGCGGGCATTGTCCAACGGGAACTGTCGAAAATATTGAGTGTCCGTTATTAATTCGATATCTCGTGATTCTCTCATTTGATAGACTCCATAGTTGGCCATCAATGAGGCTTGTTAAGTTCATTTATGGCATTGGCGACATAGTCTCTAGATGAGGTAACTATGTCATTTATGGGTAACTATATGGAGATCTCGTAATCATGTCAATTTCACAAGGTGATAAATTAGCGCTTATTCGTGATTCAGAAAGACTAACAAAGCAACAACTCGTTGATTTGGTTGGACTTAATTACACAACATATCATGGTTATGAAAGAGATAAATCACGAATGACTCTTGATTCCGCAATCAAAATATTCGGGCATCCCAGGTTTCATAAGTATCAGGATTGGTTCATGTACGACCGTACAGATCCGAGCCGAGGCCAAATAGCACCGGCTCTCGCGCACAATGGGCCCGAAAAAACTCAATCAGACCACTCAGAGAAACAGACTGGGTAACAATATATAAACATTACATTTTCACTATTTGTTACCAAGATAGTGAAATGACCGTTGGAGGGATTTCTTATGTCAGTTAAGAAACTCGAAGATGGTCGCTATGAAGTGGACGTTAGGCCTCGGGGACGCGACGGAAAGCGCATCCGAAGGAAGTTTGAACGCAAAGCAGATGCACATGCTTTTGAGCGAAGCATTATTGCGAAGTACCAAAATAATGAGTATCTGAACCGCCCAGCAGACAAGCGTAGGTTAAGCGAATTCATTGCACTATGGTGGCAACTCATCGGTCGTAATAAAAACTATGCAAATCGCCGTCTTAGCGCGATTAATTGCATTTGTAATGATATGGGAGATCCGATGATTTACCAGATTGACTCCAGAAGTCTTATTGAATACCGAGCTTATAGATTAGAAAAAGGAATCAAAGCATCCACCATTAACCATGATTTATTTGCGCTTAGTGGAATATTCAAATCAATGGCTGAAATCGACGAGTTCCACGGAGAAAACCCAGTTAGTGCAATCAAGGCATTAAAAGAGCCCAAAACAGAAATGAGTTATCTGACTCAGGATGAAGTTCAACGCTTGCTATCTATCGCAAAAGGGGACTACTACCGCATCGCAGTTTTGCTTTTAGCTACTGGTGCTCGTTGGGGTGAGGCGTATCAACTTAAGGCCGAAAACATTGTAGGGAACAGAGTCATGTTCACCATCACAAAAAATGGTGAACGTCGCGTCGTTCCGGTATCAGACGAAGTTATCAGCATAGTTAAAGATCGTGAATCTGGGCGCCTTTTCCGGGTCAGTTACATGAGGTTTCGCCTAAAAATGAAAGAGGCAAAACCCAACCTGCCAGATGGACAAGCTGCACATGCTTTAAGGCATACGTTTGCAACGCACTTCATGATGAAAGGCGGCAATATTATTGCTCTGCAAAGGATTCTCGGTCATGCCGATATTTCGCAAACTATGGTTTACGCTCATTTTGCTCCTGATTATTTGTTGGATGCAGTGAGCTATAACCCCCTTAGTGAAATGTCCACATTGCGTCCACACATTAGAGGCAATGAGAGGGTTTTAGGGGTTAGTTGA